TGAGCTTAAGTACGTTGTACGTGTGGGCGACACTATCCTTTATGAGGATGATGCAGATCATATCCAAGTAGCTACCTTCACACCGTTTGAAATCCCCTTCGAGCTTGAAGGTCTTTCTATGGCTGATATGGTACGTCCTTCTACACTGGCGTCTACAGCTATCTTACGTGGCTTTGTTGAGAATACTTACTTAACAAACTATGCACCTAAGATTGCAGACCCCAACGTAGTAGACTTCTCTGCATTGCAGAACATGAAGCCTAAACAGATCATTGCATCCAACGGTAACCCAATGGGTGCAGTTGCATCACTACCCCCTGAGCAGATCTCAACAGGTACAGTACCCTTGCTGCAGTTCTTGCAAGGTCATAAGGAACAAGCCACTGGACTGTCTAAAGCAGCCCAAGGTCTTAATGATGCCCTATATGTGTCTGGTAACTCAGAAGCTAAGGTATCGCAAGTGCAGTCCGCTGCACAGCTACGCATCCAGTTCATTGCTCGTAGATTCATGGAAACCGGTGGACGGGAACTCCTTGAAGGTATATACAAGACAATGCGTAAGGAAATGCGTGGTGGGTCTGTAGGTGACTACACAGGCAATCAACGATATCTCGATGTGTCCATAGATGATCTACCCGGAATCGAGTACATGACTGTAGAAGCAGATGTTGGTGATGCCAGTAATCAGACCAAGTTACAGAAGTTACAAATGATAGGACAACAAATCCTGCCAGCCCTTCGGGACGCTGGTGCAGGTGCTGTTGTAGCTCCAACTGCAGCTTCCACTATTGCAGTACAAGCGTTTGATGCGCTAGGTTTAGACCCTCTTGACTATCTTATTGATATCAACACAGAGGACTTTAAAGCTAAAGCAGAAGAAGGTCAGAAGCGTGATCAGGAAGCTCAGGCGAAAGCCCAGAAGCTCGAAGAGTTGACACAGAAGTTAGCTGTAGATTTACAACAAGCTAACATTGACTATACAAACGTACAAGCCCAGAATGCCATTCAAGATAATCTTAAGCAACTTATGGTTGCATTAGATAAGTCTGAACAGGAATGGTCGAAGTTAGCCTTAGATGCTGGTAAAGAACAGCAGCCTATGCCCACCAAAACTAACATTGACACACTGTATGAAAAGGCACAAGCACTTGTGGCTAACGTCATGACTACTACTGCTGGATCAGCAGCTGCCCCAACTTCTCCCGAAGAAGCTCCTCAAGGAGCTCCCCAAGGATTAGCTGGATAAGGGGGTGATACTGTATCTGACTGCATGGGGTCTCAGTCTACATAATAGACCCCAAACCTAACCAACAAGAGACTAACACAGATGAAGAAGTATAAAGATGGCATTGACAAGAAGGTCAAACCACAACTTCAGTCTGATGGTAACTACCGTCCGGGACCATTCGCGGATGCTAAGACTGCTCTGGCAAAGGCTACCTTTTCTAAGAAAGAAAGGGATGAGTTCTTTACCGAAGCGTATGGCGACATACTATCAGATTTATTTATGAAGTGGCTGAACACTGAGGCACACTGCACCAAGGAAAGAGAATATCTTTACCATGTGGCTATGGGCTTAGGCTCAGTGAAAGAACGATTGATTCAGATAGAGACTTACGGTTTCAACCAAGAGTACATTGATCAATCACATTTAGAAGATGAGGAACAAGATAATGATTCCAACTAATACACTAGAAGAACTCCATAGAGCTGAGTTAGATTTACAACGATCACAGACATCCTTAGTCCGCGAGATGGGCCGAGGTCATGAAAAGAGCCGATTACATGCTGGTACCCTACAAGCAATGTCATCTGCACTTACATTCGTGCAAGATAAGATCGTAGGTCATCCTGACAACAAACCAGTTGCAGTGAAGGCCAAGAGTAAGACTAGTAAATGAGGACTATAAGGGATAATAAATTATGAGCAACGAAAACATTACAGCATCTACCTCCGCAGGAGATGACGCTGCTTTCAATGCTGGTCAACAATCACAGAGTTTTGATGACATTCCTGTACCGATGGGGCCAATGGCCAAACATTTAGGTATTGAGATTGATCTACCAGAAGACGATGTAGAACTTGACCCGGAAGATTCTGTA